CGAGGATGCCGGAGCCGAACTCCGGCTAGATCACTGAAAAACGCAAAATCTCAGTTAACCCCAAATTAAGTTAAGGATTTGCGTAAAAAGGCTATTAGCCTCTCCAAATACTCATGAATTATCGAGAACTAAAAGTCAAATCTGAAACCGTCTCTTTAGAAAGAACGGAAGCATCGAGCGCTTTAGGTCGCGCAAATAGAATTGAAAGTGAGAATTTAAACTAACCACGCAACCCGCTAATGAAATGAAGGCTCGGATAGTTCTAGGGATTTTTGGGACAAAGAAAAACCCCGCAAATCTACGAGGTCTTAAGAATTAGGTCTGGTGCCCGGGACTAGCACCACATTTTCAATATTATTCAATTAGATAACTTTAACGGTTCCGTTATATTTCCGTTTTATGGATGAAAAACGGAAATTTTTGATGGTTTTAACGGAAATTTTTAACTGTTGCGTAAAAGACGAAAGGCCCCCGATTCCTACGCTATGAACAATGAAAGATTAGCACGGTTAATTTAAAAACCTACTAATACCTTTTTTATTATGTATTGACACAATACAAATTTAGGAATAGAATACAAACATACTCAATAAGGAGCTTGAAAATGACAAAACAAATGAACGTGAACGTACTGAAATCGTTAATGAACCAGAGCGGCTGGACGCATGAGCAAGTCATCACGATCAATAACGAATATGACGAAATGGTAGAAGGTATCGCGGAAGTCGTTTCCCGCAATCCGTCAGCACCATTCGAGATTCATTACAACGAGGGTTTTAAGTACAACGTTGAAAAAGACGAACTCACAACTCAGAAAGATGACTCCTTGTACGGGATTTGGTGGTTCACACCTGAGCTTGAAATCGTTGATAAAGACGGAGAAAAAATCGACTCTTGGGATTTAGATGAACAAGGATTTAACCCTGAGTTTTCTAACGTTGACTATTCGGAAACAATCGAAAACGCTAAGGCTAGTCAAGAATGAATGAAAAAAAAACAGTTGGAGCGCCGCGAAAAACTCCTGATGGAGGGCAGAGAGTAACGTTCTACTTACCTAAACACATTGTTGCCTGGATCCGAGAACATGGCGGATCAAAGTGGATCAGAGAACGAGTTGAGAAAGAAATAGAAAATTTAAACCCTTTAAATTGATGGTCGGCGGGAGGCGCAGTTAGCGCCTCTTCTGATTTTTTATTTTCGACAGCAGCACTTCTTCTCATCAAAATATTTTCGCTCAGCGACTTCTCCCTGCTTACCGATGTTGAAAGAAGAAATCGGACGATGGTAACCCATCACGCGGGTCCAGATTTCGCATCTAGTGCGCTCGCTATTCTTAATCCCATATTGTTCTAAATCGCTGGTCATAATTTGTCCTCCTAAAGATCTTGAAGCTGGGTGCCATCTGCTACGTAAAGCGGGTGCGTCGGTTCCCCAGTCTTGTTCAATGCTAAACATCTAATGTTGTAGTCCTTGAAATTTTCTTTGAACTGAGAACTTCGAGCAAGATAGGATCCAAAATTTCCCCAGGCCGCTACGACAATATCAGCTGACTTAATCAGTTTGTCCAAATATTTGTCGTTTTCGGGACCAACAGGGTCGTCAGCCTTTAAAAGATCATTACGGTTTTTTGATCTAAAGGCGAATAGATTTCCTACCAAAAGACGACCACCTCCAAATTGACGGGCAAAACTGACCATTCGGCGAACTGTCGCATCATCCTCTACTGCATCCGCAGTAGACGGGTTAAGACAAATAAAAAGAACCGTCGGTTTCCCCTCATCCCACGTGCGCTCTAATGAATACCGATACATCCCGTCCGGTGAGATTTCAGCAGATTTCTTAATATCAGACATCATTCCTCCTCCTTGGTTTATTTGCTACTGTAGCGCTTTTCTACAGTATTCAATAGGTCCTCGAACTTCTTGCAGTAATCGTCGACACTCCGCTCCCAACTGCAAACATCGAACTGTGTCTCGATCGGCAACGCTCTTGGCTCTTTTTTCAAGACTGGCAATGCGGGAGCGCAAGCGGTCAGAGTCAGCGCGAGCGTTAGATTCAGCAGCACGCATCTCAGCGAGAGCAATTGCTTGATTTTTGTATTGTGTCTCATAGTTTTTGACTGTAGCTGTGAGTTCGGAGATTTGAGTTCGAGCAATTTTTAACTGCTCAGAATTCTGACCATTGTGAAGGCCAAAAAAGTAAGCGCCAGCAGCTATCAAAGCGCCGGCGCCAATTTTCACTAGATCAAAAGGATTCATCACATCAATCTCACCTCATCTTCTCGGCGATTCATCAGCCCCGGGAGGATTTCGTACATCTGTTTTCCGTGTTCATCCTTAACCAGATTCCCGTTCCTGTCTCTGATTCTCCTTTTCGCAAAGGATCGGAATCCCTCCTTTGCCAACTCGAGTTTCCCTGAATTCAAATATCCGAGCGTCTTAGATTTGGCTACCGCGTTCACTCCGAGGTTGAAGGCCAAATCCAATAAAGCTATGTACTGTCCCTCAGTGAGTTTGCAAGTAACATAAGGCGCCAAGCCCTCTGCATGTTCGATCAAATCATCGCGAATCAGCTTTTCAGCCTCTTGTCTGGTAATAGTTTGGCCTGGTTTAACGCCTTTTGTGTGTCCATAGCCAACAGTAAGAACTCCTCCCGGACAACGGTAGGCTTTCAGTCGCAAACCTTCCCACCTCTTCACAAAATCCTCCGCAATGAGAGGATTCCATTGCGAAAACGGTAATTTTTCCTCATTCATTTTGGCTTTCTCCTAAATGGACCTTTTCTTTGATGCGTTTCTCATGTTCGGTCTGGACGGTTTCAAGCATGTCTCTTACACGTTGAGGAATGATCTGACCGAACCCGGCTTTTTCCACGTTTTCAAGAATTGAAATCAACTCATTCAGCGAAAGAGCGCCGATGGCCCATGCGCCTATCCACGGCTCATTGAAGATCTGGTCAACACCATGAAATCCGATAGCAACCATGAGAATGATGAATTTCCGGATAAGGCCTTTGAGCCCTACTCTGCTTGACCATGTTCCGGTTCTGGCAGCGGCTACGATCCCGCTCAGGTAGTCGAAGACCACAAATCCAAACAGCCAGTAGAAGAGGTTCTGATGCTCTCCCATAAGACTGCTGATAAGGGAAGTAAAACATCCGGCAATAGTTAAAAAGAAACTCTTGAGAACTCCGGGATCAAAACTGTTTAGACGGCTTAAAAATTGATCCCACATCTCTCAATCTCCCTATGTCGTCGATTTTGTAGATGCATTTTTCCTCCGATATGTAGATAAAAAAAGAAAGCCCCTCGCGAGGAGGGGCGGATAATGTTAGAGTTTCGCAGGGAAAAATCGCCAGTCGTAACTTACGAGTGTTCCACTAATAAGATCAAAGACAACTTTGTCACCTTTATTCATTGGGAAGAAGTTTGTGTATTCCTTCGTATTCCCAGTCTCGTCTGTAGAGAATCGACCAACAAATACAATGTTTATATCGCCTGAAGTAATGATTCTTAAATCATATTTAAACGCCCTCTGGACCCTCGGAGCGATCATGAAATAACCATTGCTAGGAGCAGTGTAGGTAAAATCAGAAGAGGATCCTGAGCCATACAGCTGCGCATCATAGTTCGGAAAACTTCCATCCGATCCTTTTTTGGATGTCAAATTTAGAAGAGTTCGGAGGAGTGCTTTTAACATGACACACCTCCTTTAGCCAGGTTAAGTTGAGGAGCCGTTACAGGGAATAAGAAGGACACGTCTCTTAGAAACAGTCCCGCCAGTCGAGAACACGTAATTGATTTTGGCACCCTTCGATATTCTGCAAACACACGAGATAAAACCGCTCGGTCTATAGACGCCTTGTCGCAGAGCATTCGAGTAAGGGCTGACATCAAGGTAAACAGGCGCAGAGCATTCTCCTTCAACTCTAATCCAGCCGTCAAAGGGAGCTGTGATAACGTCGCTCCATTCGTTGGGGCCGTTAAACCCTGTTGTGTATTCCGTGTAAGTATCAAGCGCTGGGGAAGCAAAAGAAGAGACTTGGCCTTTCTTGTTGATGAAGAACTTCTCCGCAAAGAGTTGTACAAGTTGCTTAAGCATATTGCACCTCCTCTACGGATAAGTTTCTCAATAGTGTTATACCCCCCCCCGACTAGCTTATAAAATTTCCCGAAGATGAGTCGTCCGGAAATGCTGTAACCGATAATGTTCCCTTTTCGCATTGGAACAAATAGTTTGCTCTGGCCGTTGTTCAGAGAATAATTAGAACTTTGTAGGCCGTCTCCCCAGACATTGATACTGCCTCCGGTATCTACGACGATACACAAATACCCATCATAAGGTGCAGCAAAAGTATCCGGTTGGCTTGTGTTAAGCGTAACGGATGTGAAATCTGTCTCGTTAGGAAGTGATTGACTGGCCACCTCCGCTGACTCAGACTTTGAATAAAACAATGACAATAGGAGGCTCAATAAACTTTTCAGCATAATGATCCTCCTGTTACAAGATGATTATGACGCTCCGACAGACTTTGCAAAAGCAAATGTTGTTGAACTGCTTGAGGCTCCGTCTCTAACATTAAAGTAGTAAGAAACTTCTTGGCCTTTGCGAACGGGAATAAACAAGCGTATCCAGTCTTTCCCAACGCAAGAAACGTACATATCCGGCGTGTAGATAGACACGTTTGCAATGTCTTCAGCGTTGTTTTCTTTAACGAAGAAGTATCCATCTGTTGGTGCCACGTATTTGCCCCAAGTGTCTTTTTGCAAAGAGAAGGTCGTCTGATTACTTGATGGATACCCTTGGCCGCCGACCCATTCAGAGCGAGACGTAATAAATTTCTCAGCAAACAATGAGATAAGCTGTTTAAGCATTAACTTACCTCCGGTGCTAAACACTGAGAAAGTTTTACTAAGACACCCCCCCCGATGGTTTTAGTAAACCAACACGCGATATTATGTGCTTCCCGAGCGTACAGTCCAAAGGGTTGTCCTTTAGCCACTGGGCAGGCAGCCATTAAAACATCTCCTTTAACTTGTGGAGTTGAGAATGTGTTTACGTTGGTCGTCTGTGCTGCGGCGATGCAATTATCGGAATCTGCCGTGAATCTTATAGCAGCATAACCATCTGTAGACGCAATCCCTTCGTAAACAGGAGCCCACCCAGTAACACTACTCGTTGTTGGAGATAGAGTTATAACGGATACGGACGGCATAGCCTGATGTCCCACCGCCTCAGATTCTTTTTTGCTGTAAAACTTGGACAAAAGGAGCCGCATTAGATTTTTTAGCATAACGCGCCTCCTACCAAAGAATTAAGCATCTGAACTTGCTTTGTAGAACCAAATAGAATAATCCGAAGTCTTTCCACCTCGGCATAAGAATTTAACAGTGGTTCCTTTTTTGACGTAACAGCAAAGACCACACCCTGCGGTGTTTCCGTTGAGGACGGAGGCAAGCGCCATCTGTCCATTCTCGACTTGAATTTCAAGAGCTGAGACTGTGCTTGAATTGCTTCGAGAGGTTGCCCAGCCGTTGCATGGCGCAACATAGCTAAAGAAGTCGGTAGTACTCGTGCAAGGAATGTTAGTGCCATTGCGGACAATCGGAGCACACTGTTCTGCAACCCAAGATTTTTTGCCCTTGATAAAAGTTTCTGCAAATAGTTGTATGAGGTCCTTAAGCATAATAGAGACCTCCGTACAAGGCATTTATACCCCCCCCCCGATTACCTTGACAAATCCTACTGTGATGTGTGAAACAAAGGCTCCTTCTACCGAATATGTGGCTCCTTTACTCACGGGGATTGCGACCCCTAAACCTTTTGGTGCAGGCGCTTGCGCAGACACATGAAAAAGATTGCCAAGTTGCGCTCTGACTTCGCTATTCGTATTGTCCTCAGCACTAGCATTGACGAATAAATATCCATCGTCGGGAGCTGTCCCCGCATTGATTATTCCCCAAGAACCGACAGTTTCGTCTTTGCTGAGAAATATCGTTTTTGTTGCGCCAGGCATAGCAGAATTCCCCGCCTGTGCTGGGGTCGTTCGGCTATCGAGTAGCTTTTGAATAAGTTGTTTTAGCATTTTGACTCCCCGCCCGGACAAGGAGCCCGAGCTATTACTTAATTTTGTAAACCGTTATCTGGATTATCTTTGCGTTTTTAATATCGCCTGCTGATATCGTTACTCCCTTCTTTACCGGAAAAGAAAACACATAAGACAGCCCTTCTGTTTCGACTGTCGTATGTACGTTGTGGCTATTAAATAGGATTGGGAACCAAGCAAAGGTGGGAGAACCTGACCAAACTGCCTGCCACGAAATAACTGCATACCCATCAAATGGAACAACGTAAGGAAGAGAGGTTGCTGTTACGGATTCAGAAAAATCAGTTAGACCACAGTAGAAAGATTTTCTCCATAGATTATTTTACCCCCCCCCTCCGCTAAGACTTACAGCTCTGCGGGGCACAAACAAACTACATAACAAACTTGCCAATTCTTTAAGCATGAAAGAAACCTCTCTGTTTGATGGAACTACGATCACTGACTGCCTGCTCTAATTCATAAGCCAAAGCAGTGGGAAATTCCGGGTAATCGACAAATGGGAATCCTTGCTTCTCTGGGAGATCCTTGAGTTCTTGCCGGTAATCTAACAATGCTTTTCTGTCCTCTTCTGTCAATTGAGATCGCTTAGTTCTTGCGGCAGATTGAACTGTTATATCCGGGAGCTGAACGTATCGATCAGTGTCTGAGATTCGAGCATTGCGCTCCCCTCTGACCTCCTGCTCATACTGCTGTTTCACGAAATCATCATCCAGTTCCGGAAGCTCAGTTGAAAGGTAATAGTCCCCATCAGCACTCTGGAAATATCCCTTAGGACTGGGTTCTAATTTCCAATATTTGATAATGGTTCCGTCTTCTCGTTTAAATCTTTCTGACAAGGTGTAATGGCTTTGAGCAAAAGCTTCATCCTTAGCATCGATGAATGCATGTTGTCCGGGAGAATTGGACGAAACTGCAATCCTCCCATCAGAATCTTTTAGTGAATATTTAGACAAAGGTCGATTCATTGCCCTTGAAAGCATCTCTTGCTTAACTTCTTCAAGTGTCTTCATACTTTTTCCTTAATTAAGGATTCTCTGTTCCAGCGTCTTGTCCTGTCTGGGCATTCTTTATGTCATCGATTTCTTGCTGAGTACCTCCATTCTCGAGGATCAACTCTTCAAGAATCGGACATAAGTAATCATCGGTCCGATCGTTGAAACTATCGTCAGCCCAACTGTCGACTCCAGCACTGAAACCGATATTGCTTCTCGCCGTATTTTGTTGAGTGGCTGATAGGGTTTGGGGAGCCTCGTAAGAAACAGAAGGAGTTAGGTCTGTGTAGTCTGCCGATAAAAGAGCCGTACCTGCAGTTGTGTTTACGGAACTTATCCGGAACATTCGACCATCTGTACCGACAACCGTGTCTCCAGCTTTTATATTTCCTTGAGGTTTTAAATCAGCAATCTGGATAGTTCCGGAAGCAGTTAAAACCTGATCAATTACTCGAACTGCATAAGCATTGGAAGCGGCCTCCACAGCTTTGGACTCTGCCGTTTGTGCCGCTGTCTGAGCTGTTTGAGCTGCCGCCTGTGCCGTTTCTGCATTTCCTTGAGCTGTCTCTGCTGCTTGTTGGGCCGTCTGTGCTGTTTGGACTGCTTGGGCCGCGTTGTTTTGCGCCGTTTGGGCACTGGCAGCAGAACTTTGAGCCGCAGTTTGTGCGGCCGCAGCTGACGCTTGAGCTGTATTAGAAGTATTTACTGCAATCGTAGATGCATCAATCGCCGACTTCGACTGCGCGATCGATGTTTGGATGTCTGCGTCCCAGTCATCGACCGTTTGTTTCAGCGTCTCAACTTTTTCGTTAGCAGCGTTAGCCTGAGCCAAGGCGTTAGAAGATGTTGAATTGGCGGTTTGAGCCGTTTGACGAGCTTCCTTTGCAATCGAAAGGGCCTCCGATGAATTGTCGGAAGCTTGATCTGCATAAGCTCCGACATCGTTGATTGCATCTTCCGTCTGCTTCAGAACCTCTGGACCGCTGATTACGCCTGTTCCTGTGGGCGTGTAATGAAATTGAAATTTCGTTTTTGCCATGTTCTATTACTCCGGCAATCGCAGAAAATAGGCCAGTGTGTAAAAAGGCGGCTCATTGGTAACGCCTGAGATGCTTACATTCGCATTTAGTGGGTGAGTGTGAGTTTGTCCGCTCCCCGTATTCCCTACCGATACAGTGTGAGTGTGGTTCCCGTTCGTTGAGGTAGTCCCCGTCCAAGAATTTGCGGCATTAAAACCAACCAGGCGAAGAACATCATCTTTAAAAGAACCCCCAGCGTCCTTCCAGTTGCCATAACTTTCTACGTAAAAGGCGCCTCCACCATCGAGACCTCCTTGGCAATCCCATCCGCCGAAGGTGCCAGTTATGTTCATACTTCCTTTTGAGTGAGTATGATCACCCGCACCTCCAGTACTTGCTCCATGAGAATGTGCGGGTAACTGCGCGACAGTAAGTGCCGTTCCTCCGATGGTTCCATTCACAGACAGACTTGGAATTTCAATCGTTGCCGCCCCTCCTGTAGTACCGGCATTCTTAGGCAAGGATCCCTTAACAAACTTTCCTACTAAGTTTGGGACCGTTCCTCCGCTTCCGTCAGAGCCGCCGTCACATAAAACCCAGCCGACATCAGCTTGGGTAGATCCCCAAAAGATAGGATTCCTGTTGTCCGTTCCTCCAAGAGTTACGTTGTAAAAAGGAACAACGGCGCCGGCTGGAACTGTGATGTCAATATTTTTCCAAACTGCTCTGTTCGTTCCGGGAGCTACCGCCGTTGAATGAGGGCCGTTTGGCTGTACACAGCGGTACTTTGTTCCGTTCTGCATGACCTCATTGCCAACCTCGTAATCCAGTAGGGCTGAGTAATTCATGATTCCACCCTGCTGGAACCACACTGCAAATTGAGACAACAGGAACAAGACACCGTTGAAGTCTGCTTTGTGCGGCGGGATACCGCCCTGCTCGATCGGCACAGCATTGACAGGCCCCCAGCCCTCCTGAACAGACAAGCGTCCGGTTCCCGCTTCAGTTGGAGTCAAGGGAGGAATCGTGTATTCCCCGCTAGCGGCCACAACTCCGGGAATTTGAAATTTAGGATAGTTGCTCATATATCAATAACCTTTGAAGGATTGAATACGCCCTGATTGAAGGGAAGAAGTTTTGATCCGTAGAAACCAAAGACCAATGTGTTTGGAACAACTGCTTCGACATTCGCCAGAACGCCTGCAGGCCTATTCAACAGCCCGTAGTTTTTGAGAATCGCGATTTGAACTGAGTTCGGCTCACCCACAATACGGATGTTGATGGTCATGTCCTGATAGTCGTTTACGAATGCCGGAAGACCGATCAGCCGAGTCAACAGGGAGTTTATGGTTTCAGCTGTAGAGTTCGAAACATTTACAACAGCGCGATAAAAAATCAGGAAACGGAAAAACTCATCATCCAGCCGAGTGTCCTGACCGTCGACAACGAGGTTCCGGTTCACTCCTACGCGCTTTCCCCACCAATCCAGCCAAACACCTAACGCTGTATCTGGATTCAAAACGTTATTAAAAAACGCGTCCAATTGAGGGGACGCGTCTATTTCAGCATTGAACAACAATCCGAGTTGTCGGTATCGCTCTGAGTGCGAGTATTGCGACTGCAGGGCGATTGAAATCAACGATCGGACGTTAGAAATTTTGCGGAAATCCGTAACGCTGAGAATATTCCGCCAAGTGACAGAATCAGCCATATTTAGTTACCGGTAAAGATAATTGAGACATCAGATTCACTAATTGTTGGTTCAATATTCGCAGGGATTTGAACGCTTGATCCGAGCGCTTCGGTTCCTAATCCAACTTGGATTTGGGCAATAGGGGCCGAGGTTTGAGACTGAATCGCCTGATAGAACCGAGACGCGTAAACCGTACTCGCAAGCGAAATTCGATCGTTAACGCCTTGTCCAAGAGCGTCCTGAATAATGGCTTGGATCACGTTGTTTTTCTCAGTCTCGTTCATGCTCGTACCAAAGAACGTAACTGAGATTTTTAGCGACTGATTTTGAGGTCTGACGATTTTGTAGTTATATGTAGCGTTGTAATACGTTTCGTCAATAAACTGAACTTCATAATCACCCGTGGTCCCGCAGCCGGCGTCTTTTCGCTGGTAAATCGTTCGGGCGATATCGGAATCCTCGCCTCCGACAATAGCGATCAAAATAGAATGAGGTTCTATAGACACGCCATACTGAGTTATCTCTGCATTGGTCGGATTCTCTAATACTCGAACATCCAAGACGCCCTCAAGAGCCGCTAAATTAGCCTCAATGGCCTCTACATAGCCTGTCGCATTAACCGCATAAGATTCAATCATGCGGTTTCTTAATTCCGCGTCCGTTTCTTCATCCCTGCCAATAACACCTGCAGTCGGATTAGTAATGGAATCCCAGCCGGCAATTGTTGTAACAATACGATTAACCGATCCTGCAGCTACCTCAAGAGGCCCGTGATTTATCGCCGTAAATGTCGTAGTCACCGAACCCGTATCGTCAATCTGAGCACCGTTGGCGGCTGAATGGCGGTATTGATTTCCGAGAGTATCCTGAGCTATGGCGCCGTACGGAATCACCGTCCCTTTTAAACCTGTAAGGACGCAATTTACAACGGTAGGCTCCGAAATTTTTCTGTCCAATCCATAAAGCGCTGCCAAAGCGTCTAAGTATTTGCCGGTCGCAGTCTCTGGGTTGGCCATATTAGCCAAGAATGCGATTTCAGAATTTTTAGCCTCAATTTCTGCGACGATTAAATCTAAAACTTGACCCATCGGTGAGCTGGGCTCAATGTTGAGCAACGGGTCGTTAGGGGATGTTTGAAAAGCCTGTTGAATTTTTTCACCTAAATCCTCTCGGATTTCCTGAGTGCTAGGCAATTCAATGCCTACCAGAGGATTAAAAATAATCTGAGCCATGATGGTTAAAAAATAAATGAGGTTGTTTCGTCTGAATCAGTGGTAATCGTGATTTCACCGTGCAGAGTTCGGGATTCTTCGTCTACATTAGTGACCGTCACTGACTCAACGGATTTAACGCCTGCAACCCGATTGCCTGCCTCATGAATAATTTGAGCTAAAACTGACGGATCGAGTTTTTTAGCAAGCTGCACCTCTTTCCACGCGATTCCGTTTTCCTGCTGGTAATAGGCGTCATTGGTCCATAGTCTGATTTCATTAGCGAGATTCTGCGCTATCGCTAACGCCCCAGAGGTGAGCAAAACATTCCCCTCTGGCGAGAGCTGTAAATCCCAGTCAGGACTTAATAAAGCTGTTTTTGCGGTATGCGGCATTTTCGCTGGTCCTAAAGATCATTTATCACTTTTGTCGCTATTGCTGAAATCGTTTCAACAGTAAGCGGAACCCCGAGCGACGCCGCGCCCGATTTGACTTTTTCCCATACGGTCCTATTTTTCAGTTTTTCAAGTAACTCATGGCCTCTAAGCGTAAGACGGGGTGAACAAAGACCATAAGAGTAATCGAAGTTTGTTCCTGTTTTAATCTGCAAACCTTCGACAAATTCGCCGTCTAAACACAATAGAAGATGACCAAATATTAACTTTTCTTGAGCTTTTGCCTCTGATTTCAGGTTTTCTCTTGTGTCGAAGTTTTCGAGCTGAACGGAATCGGGCAAAGCTCCCACGGTACTCAGGTAATCTGAGATACTTTCATCTTCGAATTTCTCCAATAAGCCTCTGATTATCTTCCAGTCCATTCTCATTTTTAGTCCTTATCGTTGAGGTTGACCGCTGGTAGTGTCGCCAGCTTGAACGCCGGTATGAACGTGCGTTGTAAGGCTGACGCCCTTGGCTTTAACGTCCCCGCTAAAGGTCGCATCAGCACCACCTGAACCGCCACCGCTAATCGCGCCGTTGAGATTGATTTGCGGCGAATTGAGAGAGATAGAAGTCGAACCCTTTAGCTCGATCGTTTTACTGTTAATCGTGCAGGAATCGGTTTTAATCACGACGCTCGCAGGCGCCTCAACTGTGATCTCTCCGCTATCTTCGATATGAATAAACGTAGACGGCGCCGGCCCCCAAAATCCGCCTATATAAAACGAATCGGAGCGGTCGAACTCTCTAAACGTCGCAGGCACCTTAGGCGTGTTATCGCCGTTTACGTTTGAAATATCATGCTTAGCTACGACAGCTAACCCGACATCCCCAACTTTCGGGTCACAAACGATAGCAGCGGTTCCATGCTGCAGACGAAAATACGGGAGCTTTGGAATAGTTGTAACTGCAATTCCTTGAGCCTCAACGTTTCGAGGCATGAGAAGCGGTTTAACAGTTACATAACCGGCGCCTGATCCTGTTCCGGTTCTTTCCACTGCTGTAACTGTTACCGGGAACGCGGTGTAAACAGTTTTAGAGATCAAAGATTTAACGAAAAATTCTAATGCGTTAATGGGGCTGGATCCCGCGAAATCGTTGTAATTCGCACTGTATTCTTGACTGCTCATTTCACCACCTTGGATAAATAGCTGTGATGTTTGTTTTCCATGACTGTGATCCGGGGTCGTTTGCGCATAGCTCATGACGCAGCCCCGTTATTTTCCAAGTACCTGAAGCTCTGGGTACGATCGTTTCTAATTTGAAATTCGCCCCAATGCGTAGATCAGGCCTGAAAAACGTAGAGACGTTAATTCCGTTGTTCGTGAACGTCGGATACCCGATCATTCCATTCGTTGCGTTTATTAGTGGAACTGATCCCTGAGTTTTTCGGGTGCCATGGTTTTTAATGAGTACGACTTTTTCATCATCAAAAATCAAATCAACACCAACGGCGTCAGCAATCCGCCTCATTTTTGTGACTGGATCCCCGTCGATAATGCAGTCCTTAATCGAAGCTGTGATGTCGTTATTTTCGAGCGTGTATCCGATTTCTTTAGAGATCTGATCAATCAGCCCCGTTACCGTCTGATTGCCGTTTACCGATATCGGCGGCTGGGGAATTAACGCGGGAAATAAGCCGCAGTTAGCTTCAATCTTGAAAACAGGAGAAGGAGCTGCGTTGAAGTCAGCCCATGCGTTAACAATCTCACCTTTAAAAACAACGGATAACGTTTTGCCCTTTTCGCCTGCAGAAATATTGATTTTGTTCCGCTTCAACGAAAACGACTTAAAACCTAGGTGCGTTAGACGCTCCATTGTTGCTAAAGACAATCCTCTGAGTTCGACTTTAGCCTTAGGAAACGCCGGACAGCCAGATTTTTCAATCGAGCACTTGACAGCGAACCCTTGAAACGTAATAGCCTCTTGCCCATCCAGAGTTACCGTAACCGCTACTTCTTTTTGCGTGTACGTCGTATTTTTATCAATTTGTGGTAGGAGTGACGGCATTTTCTGACTCCTCGTAGACCAAGATCCATCTTGAGTTGAGCCCCTCATATTGAGGGTCCGAGTTCCCTAAGGTATCGACAAAAAACAAACGCCCCGAAAATAGAGGCGTTGGATAACAATTGATGTCAGTTCCGATGCAACATCGGCGCCCTGCGAAAATTTGAACGCCGTCTACTGCTAAATCACAATAGAGATACTCGGCAATCTGCCGCAACCTGATAACGCAGTTTTGACCGTCAAGAACACATGAGAACTCTTGGAACGGAAGAGCACTTATAACGATTTGGTTCATTTGTTAAATAAGTTGGTAATACTCTTTAAGAACCCTGGTTTCACTTGGGCTTGCCCGGTATTCACCTTATTGGCCGATGTTGCACGTTTCGGCGAATAAGAGGTTTTTTGTTGACTCAGGTTTACAGAGACTATTTCAACAAACGAGGCGTGAACGTTGAGCATTGAGGCGCCTGTCGTTTGAGTTCGTGAGAAGTCGTAGTGATCCAGCGCCATATTTCGCCAAATTTTTGCAGGGCTAAATATCGTGCAGGTGTCGGTACTGTTCAATCGCCTATCAAGCATGGCAAGGGCCAAAACCTGAATGGCGTAATTACCGTTAAACAAAAACTCCACGTTCACCCGTTCAGGTTCCCGCACAATGTTGAATGCCGCAAGTTGCCCGTTTTCGATGGGTTCTGTTGGTACCTTCGAGGATTTATCCGCGTCAATCGCACCTATAGAGGTGTAAGGAACGAACGGCAGTAGGTTATTGCCTACCACCGCCCAGCTAACCGACATTACTGAGTTTAGGCTTGCCATTTAACCTCCACCTTGACGATATCCACTGGTCGCATTCTGCAGCATATCCTCATAATCTCCCTGACCTTCCATTACCGCACGATAGGCGGCGTCATGTACGGCTTTAGGATCGGCATTACCCTGAATCGTAATGCTGACATCCGTTTTCATCGGCGCGTTAATAACCGGAGAAGCGGCCTTAGGAACGATCGATGCTGCGGCGCCGGCCTGAGCTCCCGGAGGTGTTGTAACAGGTGCCTTCTTATCGTCACCAAAACCGAACCATCCGCCCACGGTGTCAATAGATTTAGAGGCCCAGTCAGGTAATTTCCAATCGGTGAAAAACTTCATTTTGTCTTCCAGCCATTTGAAAATTCTTTTGCACCCGGATTCAATGTCCTCCCACGCCTTGATGAAGTTATCCTTCATCTTTGGGACGGTATTTATCAGGTTCGCAATATCTTTCGCCAAATCTCCGATAAACCCTACGACAGCCGTGATCGCCGCCACAACCACGTCCCCGAAGGCCTGCAGGAACATGTCTTTGAGCGGCGAAAGTTTGTCTAAGAGGTCTGAGATTGACTTCCAGGCGTCCTGAAACGACTTTCGGATTCCTTTGATTTGATCGTCTGTATAACCTACAGATTTCAGGAAATCTTCAAATACGCTCGGTCCGCCTTTGGCGAAGACAATTAAGTCATCGATAGCCCCGGCAAGCAGGAGAACTCCTGCAATAAGAAAACCAATCGGACTGGCTAGAAGACCGAGCAGCTTGCCCGCCATCATGAGGGCAGATTTAGGCCCAAACGCTAATGCCGCTGCTGTAGCAATACCGGTTAACGCAATTTTGATGAATTGACTATGCTCTCCGATAAACAGCGACGCATCACCAAAAACCTTAACGGCCTTCTCAACCCGCGGGATAAAAAACTTAGCAAACTGATTGCCTATATTTTGGATAGCCATTCCCGTGACTTGCCACGAAATTTTGAAGCGTCTGGCATTCTCTGCATCTTTAGGCGTTAAGGCGAGTTTCCGATATGTCTCAACCAACTCTCCCATCTGCTTGTTGTTTTGCAGAAAAACGGCCGCGCTTTCACGTGTCAACCCGAGATATTTCAGAGCGTAATTGGCCTGAGCTCCCGTCATGCCGTTGAGCTGTTTTCCCATGCGCAGGAATACTTCTCCACTGGCGCCGGTACGCTCGGTAAACGCCTGCATAGCCTGCGTAAAAGCCTCTGCAGAACCTCCTGCTGCCACATTTGCCTTACGCCAAGCGTCAATCTCTGAAACATTCATGCGAACTTTCTTTGAGATATCGTCAAGTTTGGCGCCTTCGTCTAGGAAGTTTCCAAACATGAACTTGGCGCCGAACATAGCCGCCAATGGTGCGGCATAGCTTTTGATTGCCGCAAATACTCGCTTGGCTACAGAATCGAGCTGAGAAAGCGATTTTGATGCGTCCTTGGAGGATTTAACAACCTTCTTCCCTGCTGTTTCGCCGCTCTCTCCAACCTTTCCTACTTCTTTAGAGGTTTTCTTGGCGTTCTGACTTACTTCATCAAAAGATGCAGAGGCTTTGTTAATACCATCCGTTGAGTCACCAATGGAGTCGAGTTTTTCTCCGGCTGATTGAGCATATCCGAGCAGCTGATTCAGCTTGTCGGATAAAACTTCGAAAAACTTGATTACGTCATTGGAATTGACTGATACATCAATAACTAAAGAGTCGGTTGTTTTGGCCATGATGTCATGCGCTCTTTTGCGCCACCCACGAGTTGTAGTTTTTAATTAGTAATGCCTCGTCTAATGCGTAAGCATCTTCCAGCGTTAGTTGAGTTTGTAGTTCGACTAATGAGGCCATTCCACCCATGACTAGACGGGACATTAGAGGCGTGAGCTGAGTAGTGACCGCCACGCCCCGAACTTTCGCGCAATCTGCTAAGAACTCTGCTCTGCGGGGTAGAACTGGCGTATCAAGTCGGGAAAAAAACCGAAGTTCGCCTTGAAGCTTTCGATTCTGAGTTTGAGGATGGTCAACGGACTGGAGATATAGCCGTCCGCGTCATCGAAGGAGAATTTGATCTCGCTCTTACCATCAACCTTGTAGACCTCGGAAAGCAGCTCATCTAAAAGAGCCTTGGCTTCTGCATGAGGAACACTTACAAGCGCTTTGATCACGTCTCTGTATCCCATTTCGCTCTCAATATCGAGGTTTTTGCCGGTCATCAAGGCAATCCGGATCATTAGATCTTCAGCTTTAGTCGCAGGAAACGGATAAATCTTGAAGGTCAGCTGATTACCGCCGTCTTCCAATTTGATAACTTTTGGTTCCTTCATTTGTTAGATACGCTCCATGGATTCGAAGTGGAATACCCAAGTTGTCGGCGCCAGAACTTTATTCAGTGCCGGCATCGGATTTGCCGTCTGCAGCACACCATTTGAGAACTGGTAGGTCTTGCCGATAGACGGAATCTTGACTGTCAGATTGCAAACATAGATCTGTTTGTTGGCGCTCATTGCTTCGTAGAGCGTAGTGAATGCAGTCGCAGTCGGAGAGTTAGCCTCCAGCGTGATCGTTACGGGATAGATGTTCGGAGTAACGCCCGCAGCCATGAAGCCATCTACGCCCATACGGGTCTCGGCAACCTGCTGAGAATCGGCAACGATAGCCGCATCTGTGGAGAATCTTTCCAGCTTCACACCGTTCGGATACAGCTCTTCAATCGTCATCACTGCTGACGCATTGGCGGATGTGATATCTAATTTCGGTTTCATTTTTATCCATTCCTAAATGAAAAACCCGCCTTTGCGACGGGTCTTTGCAGTTGTGAAATTTCGATTACATGACGGCTGTCAAAGGCATCTCAATTCGTTGGATGCTGCCGGCATAGGTGTACCAAAGTCCCAAACGAGGGCTTCCTCGTTGAGTTCTCACATTTGCTGAAGGAGATTCAATGAGGTACCAGTAACCCTTGGAATAAAGATCCTGTTTGATCGTTGAATTATTGGTTTCCGTTAACAATTGCTGGATCTGGGAGTTGGACAGTGCTAGGCCTGTATCAATCACGCCATTACGCTTGGCATCATTAATGGGATCGAGCAACCATGCCTCGACATAAGCAAAACCGATGGCGTTGTAAGGAGCGCGATTGATGGCCGCGAACCCGTCCATGATCTGGCGCTGGATGCGTGCCTTGAACCAAATCATGCCGTACAGAGCGTCAATCCATTGATAAATTCCGGAGAGCAGACAACCTCGGTTGATGAAATCAAACTCAGCGTTACGTGTTGCGAATGCGCCCACGTAATTGACCTTGAGATCATCCAATGCTTCAGCCACTTCGTCACTTAGAACAGAAGCCTTAATTCCGGAAGCCGATTTTGCGAACCACGTCTTAATGCCTTGGATAGCGGACCAATCAATAGAAGCGCCGACTGCAAGGAAGGCCGCGGCATCCTGAGCGGTACCGTAAACTATCGCCAAACAGTTGTAATTGCTTTCAGCTAACTGGGCGGCTTTCGTTGTGGACTGGGTAGATTGATCCAACATCTTTGTGTCTGTGGACCAATCAAAGTACACGTAGTCATCATCAATGTCTGCCCAGGCCGCTAAAGCGGAAGCCTCAGCCACCTCTGTCGCATAAAGAGTCGTGAAACCGACCCAGTTACGAGAAACAGAAGTCACAAGATTCATGTTCTGAGCAGGTGTCAGAGCATCAGCGCCTTGAGAGAGAACGGCGCCGGAATCCTCAGTCAATCCGAGCAATGCAGATACATCCGTTCCAGTGGTCGCCTTTGTCGCGAAGGAGATTGAAGCGGTATCGCCTGTTTCTGTGGTGGTCAGGATGATGGCATTTTGATCAGAATTAAAGGCGCCGGAAACCGCTCCGACTGCAGAAGCCAGCTCTGTTGCAACGTCACTGAAAGACTTAGCCGTGGAGAAGTCGAGTTTCACGACTTCTTTTTCTGTGCCGTTGACCGAAATCGTCAGGGAACCGGTCGTAATGGCTGTCAGTTCAGAAAGTTGAGCTGTGATCGGAGCTGATTTAATCCAAGCGGCGGCATCTGCATTGATTCTGCGTGCCACAAACAAACGATTGATCGCCTTCTGCTGATTGTTCACTCCGGAGAAGTATTGATTAGCAAAGTCGGCCTCAGGGGATTCGGCACCAAAATAATTCCCGACAGCGGCAGCGGTCACAAATTCCAGTGCCGGAGAATCTGCAGGAATCAGAGCATTCTGGGTCAGCAGCAGACCATTTGTTTCAAGATCGGCGCTCCCAGCTCCAATGATGCGAGGGGTGATAGAAACCAATCGATTAGCATTGATTGACATATTTTTCCTCAAAATAAAAAAGCGCCAGAAGGCGCCGACGATAATTTTTATGGAGCGGCTATGAGCCACACCAGAAACTCATTTATTTGAAAATATCCTTTACAGCCTTAATCGCTTTCGCAATCACCCAAACTGCGAGCCCGTAACCGATTAGGTAAACGGGAAGAGCTGCATACAAAGGAACGACAGTGACCATGGTTAGGGCCTCCGCTAGGTCGTGTAAAATGTTCATATTGACTGATTCCCTTGCAATCAGTTAACTCAAACCCCGCTCAGCTACCAACTGAACGGGGCTATTTTTTTTCATAAAATTCTTATTCTTAGGACTGACATCTTGACCGGCTCTTCGGGCCGTTCTACAATTCCGCTCATAGCTAGAGATTGTTCTGTTGACCGGTGTAAACCTTTCACCGAGCCCTTAGAAGGCGGTAATAGCACAGCGTCTCTGGCTTTTCTTTTTCTCATTTCAATTTCAAAAGAAGCCTTTTTCTTATCAAACCATCGGTTTCCTTCGGTGTTGACGTTGTACGCATGGAAGTCAGTGCGTGACGATTCTCCTATATCGACAGCCACTGTTTTTTTAATGCCATTAACCCTTACGTTTTTCATTTTTGTATGAAAGGCCACTTGCGGAGAATGGTTGACAGCCTCTTTCCTCCCGAAGTAGGAGCCTTTTTCTATTACTTCTGGAACAAAAGGAAGAACCTCTAGTATTTCTCGTAGGTGCCCAGAAAATTTCTTAAATTCCTTTCTCCCTTTGCCATCGAAAACAACAGAAACTGTTTGCTTCTTCCTAGATATCTCCACCTCAGTGCTAACCGAACCTCCTCGCAGTTCATTGTCGTAATAGAGGACGATAGCTTTAGCGGGATTACCTCCGGCCTTTTGCAAGTAACTATGAATATCCTTTGAGGGCGGACTCTCAATGAGATTTTTCCCTGATTTCGGATAGGACTGCTGGCTTTCTACTTTCTTTCCTACTTTCCCTTCCAGTTTGCCATTCTTACCGACTGGTATATGAGTGCCATTCACCGTTATCCACTTTGCGGCATCCTGAGCATCACCAGGGTTTGTTGCGTAAGTTCTCCCAAGCCCATACATTAGTCCGAGCTTGAATGCTCTCCCAAGTTTGAAAGCAAGTTGCTCGTTCATTCTTTTTCCTTCGGCGGGTAGCTCACATCAACGTTTTTCAGATCCACATCAACCGCACTAAAGAATCCCATAGAAACTTTGATCTGGCTCTGCATACTGAGGTGAATCATCAGCGTTGATCTTCGGACATAGTTATCTGAGTCTCCGACGATGGTTGTGTCTCTAGGATCGTCCGCATGAAGCAGGCTTATTCCTCTGTCAACGAAGAACTGCACGCCTACCTGGGACCGGCATATAGTCTCCAAAGCCTGAGCTCTCAGCATTGCATTCATGCCGTCCGAGCCGTTTAAAGTCGATGCGTAGCAATCGACCTGAACCAAAACCTCTGTAGTCGTTGAGAGATAAACGTTGTCATCGTTTTGGTCCTGCTCCCAGTCCTCGGCACTCGTCCCGTGTCGAACGCTGGAGATGTAGGAATAGATGACGTAATCGTTCCCCTCAGGAGGCAATGCCAGATTGTTCTGATTGCCGTAGAAAATGTTTTCCGGCGCCACCTCCGGAACTGCAAATATCTCAAGAAATTCTTGGATCGCTGTCCGGATGTTCGGGGTCAGATTTTGTGCTTTCATCTTCTTCCTCTACGATGTTCAGCTTCTGAGGCGTGGTTTGGAATGTGCAGCGGACCGCCTCCCAACCTGCGTCCGAAAAATCTTCGATCACCGCAGTGATCAACCACTGGCCTCCTTTGGAATCTTCGACATAATCTCCCGACCTCGCTAATGGCCTATAGATTGCCCAAGGCCGCTGCTTCTGGTCGCTCGATGCGTAGAGGTACAGGCGCCGGATGATGGTGTTCTGTCCCGCTAGATTCGCGTGGTCAAGAGCGCTATCGCCTTCGCTTTGAAAATTCCCCTGAATCTCTTCAGGCGGTGCGTAATACGCTTGGACAATACCTCCTACATTCCTTTGACCGGCCGATCGATACAGCTTGAATTTTTCGTCAGCATAGTTGGCGTTAATCGCCTGGCGGACAATTGCGTGTAGGTTGAGAGACATTAGGAAACCTTCGCTTGAATAGAGGTTCTAAGAACGCCTGTTAGGGTCAGCGGTTTAGTCGTGTTTACGTTATTGGCAAGTTTTCCACCACCCTTTGCTTTGCGAACCTTAGCGATTTCCCCTGTAGCTTCAAAAAGAGCCATCGTAAGGGCTGATCTTTTAGGAAACGATCCTGCAGGGATACCTGCGTTGTCAATCGTCTGAACAATATCGTCTACTGCGGCCTGACCCATTGTCTTGAGGGAATATGTAATGTCGAAAGTTTTTAGGAAATACTTTCGGAATATTTCCTGCCACTCCGCTCTTTTGTGAGCGTAGGTAGCTCTCATGAACGGACGCGGGGGCATGTAGAGAGTCGTGAATTTGCTGTTCGGAGGCAGTCCAAGCTGAGCCGACAAGTAGTGTCCTTGCTTGCTCGTCACTGACTGGACCCACCCATATTCCAGATACATCCCAATGGTTGCGATGTCCGGAATCATTATTCCGACCTCTAGCTTTTTATTGCTATCGGCCTTGATCTTCTCTGACAGCTTTTTGAACGCATTGTTAGATGTGATGTTGATGCCCATCGTCATCATCCCCAAGGATGGTAATTATTTCCCGGATAAACTCTGCCGCCGATTCGGTATTTGGCAGTCAGCGTCCAGTACATGGCGCCGCATTGGGTTTGAGCCCACCAATCGCCGACAAATGTATTCGTTTTCAGAAGGTCAAAGCTGGTACTCACACTTCCCTGCGTAGCACTAGCAATCCTGCCAACCTGACCGTTCGGCTGCTGGCTGAGTGTCAGCAGGTGGCAGGTTACAAGATCAAGGAGCCGCTCCCTCGTATATATCTTGTTATCCGGATCGTAGGGAGCAAAGCTGTCGGCGTCCGTATTCCCCACGAACTCCACCGCCAAATCAAAGTAGAACTGCAGAGTTTCGTCCGGGAATTTAACTTCATCCGAAAACGCGGGATGAAGGATTCGAAATTTTTCAGGATCAAAGACGACGACAGCCATTTTGTTAACCTTCTTCGTTCTTAACTTCTTCAACGTTGACCGATTCAGGATCGATCGGATTGAGCCCGTGAGAAGCTTCTTTTAATTCGTCCTCGCGGCCTCTGAATTCTTGAACTGATTTCATCTCAAGCAGGCACGGAATACCGCCATTCACGCCTGTGAATACAGCCTCCTGTCCGTGCATCCTCTTGATGTTTTCCCAGTCCTCTTTATCAATCTGGAATGCGACTGAGTTTCCCTTGCCCAGCAGGATCCCGTCACGTTTTCCTCTAAGCGAATCATTTACGCCCGGAAAGACGATCGTTTTTGTTCCGCCATTGCCATTCGGCACATCATCAAATTTGAGGCCGTGTGCCAGAGTGCAAGCAATGATCACCGTGGACTGAGTTTTAGCAGTGCTCTTCTTCTGGGTATTGCTGAAATTGTCTGCGACAACCTTTCCGGATGTTGCTTTCTGAGTTGTGTTGGTACGAGCCATTATTTCAATCTCCTAAGAAAGAGGCCCGAGAGATCGGGCCTCCGTAGCTGGTTAGTTCAGGTTAGATGCCGAGCATCGTGGCAACGAGGCTGGGACGACGAATAACAGCGCCCCAAGTTCCGCCAACGACCTTTTGCTTGTAGCTGGACATTTCCGGAACCACACGACCCAAGAAATACTTCTCAGAGAATGCGCAGATACCAGTCTCAATGCCAAACAGGTCAGGAACAGTCATGTACAGCATTTCACCAGCCGTTGTAGTCAGCTCAGGAAGCTGAACAACCTCGATGTTGGGGAATGACTGCTTGAGCATAGTCATAGCCGTAAGACCGAAGGAGTTCGGCTCGGTCAGGTAAGGAGCTCTGGTGTTGCTGACAGCGAGAATGATGCGGGAGTTCTGATCAACCAAACCGCCGTTATTCTTGCTAATTTCAGCCCAAAGCTTGTTAATGTCGTTATAGACAATGTTGGCAGTCTTCTCAGGCTGTGCAGCGCACTTTGCTGTCCACGTAGAGTTAGCGGTAGATCCCGTGGTGATGGAGATCGGAGAAATCGAAGCGTTCAGGTTCGGGTCATTTAACAGACCGTAGACCTTCTTACCTTCGACACCATAAAGCGCAAACTTGTTGTGAGCCATCGCCATAACGTAGGCAGAGGCCTGTTGTTTAGAAGAAACAACATTCAACTTGGCCTTAGCCGCAAGACCCACCTCACGATCACCATACTTGATGACAGTTTGGAACAAGAAGTTTTCGCGAGTCGGATACTCCACGTTCACGTCTGTGGAGACGTTCTCTGCGAAGTCAGAGTAAGGAGTCACATTGCCGGCATACTCTTCGACCGGGAAGGTGAAGAAGTTGTCTGTCCAGTCACCCTTTCTTTCTTCGCCGAAAATCTTTGTAGCGTTCTGGGCGGCAAACAGAATGGGAACAACCTGCGGATCAATGTACGTCGTGAAAACAGACGGAACGCCGACACTAACAGTAGTCTGCAATGCGGCATCTCGAGCCATTGCCTTAACCGTTGCATCGTAGTCGACGTTGATCTTACCTTTGGCGTCTGTGGAATAGGACATGAATCCTTTTGCTTCCACACCATGCACGCCCTTTTGTTTTGCTAATTCAAAATCGTTCATTTTTTACCTCAGATTAGGATCCTGTCGCGGCAGGCTGATAACCCAGGCCGTGATTGGAAATAATGATCGTGTCGCCCTTTGCGCCAGCCGTCTGAACTGTCCAACCGGTGTCATTTGTGGCGCCGGCAGTACCAAACGAGATGACGCCGGTAGTCGGATTACAAAGAACCGCCTGACCGACTGTGGCGGCTGCGGGAGCAACGATGTAGTAATCACCTCGAACAGCAATCGTCAGCTCAGAGCCCTTCGGGTAAATATCCGGAGTATCTGTGCCCAGCTCGATGGACGCGGTGAACGTGCGCTCAACAAAACCGATCGGCTTGTCCCCAGCAGAGCCCTTCAAGGATGCGATCGGGAATTTCACGGCTGTTCCGGTTGTGGAGGCGGCCACAGCAAACGCAAAACCACCGCACTGGACAGTACCGTCAGACAAATAGTTCTGAGGCGTGTAGACGGCCTGATTGAATGCAACCTGCTGTCCCGGAATGCCGATAGCAGGATAGAGACCTACAGATTTTTGAAGCATCAAAAAATCTCCTATTTATTTAACATTGTTCAAAATTGCGCTGACGGCAGTCGGCTTCTCGGTCACCTTTGCGCCGGAGTCCTTCGCACCGGCTAAGGCCTTTCGACCTTGCATATAGGCGCGATATGCAGAACGAGCTTCGGATGCGGGGATGTTTTTCAAACCGAGTTTCTTGAGTGCTGCCACATAGATGGAACCTGCGGAGTCATAAGAACCTGCACGGATAACACCTAAAACCGGCTTGACTTCTTCGATTGCGGCCAGTTCAGAGTAGATGGCGTTTCTGAGAACCTTCATGGAGTCAGAAGCAGAGCTCTTCTCTTCCTTGCCGTTTTCGGGTTTCGGATCTTCATCCTGTGCGCCTTCATCTTTCTTCTGGGCGTAATTCAATCCCGCGGCGAAAGCCTTCTTCTCTTCTTCAGAAGCCTCATCAAGACCACAGGATTTCAGTGCATCTTCAGCTTCTTTTTCGAGATAGCGTTCTTCGCCTTCGCGTTCGTGATCAGAATCGAGGCGCTTAGGATCATCCTTTTCACGTTTTTCGCCGTAGAGAACGCCTGCTTCAAAACCAGCCTTGAACGTCGGATCCTTCATCTTTTCATCCAGCTCCGGATCGTCGTCCTGAGCCTCTTTTTGATCATCGGGCTTAGGATCTTCGTCTCTTGTAGCCTGCGAGTAAGCCAGGTCAGACAGAGTGGTCTTAAGCTTTTCAGCTTCTTCGTCCGTCAGGCCTTTTGCCTTCAGTCCATCAATGATCTTTTGGATCATCGCGTCTTTGTCATCATCTTGAGCGCCGTCAACGATTTTTCCGTTGGGATCAACGGAATGCAAATCGATAATCGCCTTTGCTAACGTCACTTCAGCCTGCTCAACAGCGTCATCTTTTTCCATATTGAGAAAGTCCTTATTAGAATCGCGAACTCTTACCTCAGGCCCAGCGCGCCCAGTTTCCACAAGCGCCAGATGGTTCGCTCTGATCCGGCGTTGCACATAGTCGTATTTCTCTCCATCTGGTGTCTCACCCGGCGTGAAGTCAGGTTCGAACGTGTACGCAAGACTCAGCTCACGCATTGAACCGTCCTCGATCCTGCTGCGTGCGTCCTTGTCGTAAATGTGGAGAGAGTTAACTAAAAACGGAGCCTCAAAAGCTCCGTCCGTTCCGGTAGTGCCGACCCGAGTTTGTTTGTTCTCGGGGGCTCCGTGATCATCGTGATGCTCCAGATGAATCGGGATACCGTTAATTGATTGAATCGTTTCGGGAGAACTAAGTTCTTCAGGCGGTCGATAAGCGTGATAGATCTTCTCCGGATCAAGTCCGAGCTCTCGCCAGCCAGCGATTTCTTTTCCGTAATACGGAGCAACTTGAACACGCGTCAGCGGAGATTTTTCGACATGAAGGAATCCATTGTCATCTACGGTTCTGACGCTTGTAGAGTCAAGTGCAACACTTCTGCTTTCTTTACTTGTTTCCACTTCTTCTGCTCCTAGCCCATAAATTCAAAATCTCCTAAACCGTTTCTTCTTCACGGGCTAAAATATCGACAAGTCGAAATAAGCCTCTTCCGTACTCCTGGATTTTGATTTCAGACCGGTACGGATTGAGGCTTTTTCGCTTTTGATTAATCAGGTAACACGGCCCTGAATTGGCACCTGCAAAAATAAAGTTCTCCTGGCATCACATTTCTTCCGACTTCTTTGTCGTACATGCCCTTAGACAAATCAAACTCTTTTCCATTCATTTCGATGTGACTCTCTCGGCTTGTGTACTTGCCGGGGACGTGAATCCAAATTCCGCGAGTGACACCGAGACCTTTGCAATTAGCCTGCTGAATCTGCTGATTCAGTTTTAGCGTTTGGTCAATTGCCACACGCTGAGCTCGTTGAGCCGTGAATGAAGAAGATCGTCCAAGGGCCTCGACAATCTGCGAGTAGGTCCCGTGACCTTCATACGCATCCATAAAAGCACCACGGATATTTGCAAGCTCGGATGTTGTGATGTTGCTGATGAGACTTGTCGTGTCGGCGACCATACGCGGAAGCTCATTCACTGCCTGTGGTGTAATGAAAAAGTGCTTCCGCGTCTGCCTCATCTCGTAGGCAAAAACCGAAGCCGGAACTCCTGCAGCCAGCAGTGATGCTTTCTGAGCCGTTGAGACATCAGTAGCGAGATTCTTCACGTACCATTCCGCGATCTGACGCGTTTCCCGATCTGCGGTTTTCATCCAGTTACCCATGTTGCGGGCGATGAATTCGTCAACATTGCGACGGAAACGATCCGGATCACGAAGAACTAAGCGGTTGATTTTTTCCTTGATGTTCCGAAGTCTTGCTCGATCAAGGGGATCGTCCGGACGGAACGTTAAGGAAGCGTCCTCAGTCAACCCGCCAGCGTCAGACAGGTAAAGGAGAATCTCGTTGAGAATCCTATTTCTGAAGGACTTCAAGAAAGTGTCGAGCTTCTTTTTGAACTTTGCTTGTCTGCCAAGATTCGGCTGAACGGCACGAGCAGTCTTCATTAAAAAATCTCTCCAGCTTTGTCTTCATCAATCTTCGGCGCCGGCGCCACATTCTCATTCGATCGTTGTTTCAGGAAGTTGTTCATCAGCTCATTCTGCTGACTGGGATCGTCCGTCATGAGCTCCCCTTCCATTCCTTCAGGCAATTCCTCAGGAATGAAATCGAGACCCATATCCGAATCACGACGAACAAACTCACGAACCTCTTCAGCGCTCAGAACATTGCGATCCTGCAACACAGCCAACATGTCGACCTTTGTCTTAGCTGTGATTGCTGTAGCAGCGGCATCAGCTTCTCCAAGCTCATTGAACTTGAATGTAACGGACGGATCAACATGACCAAATTCGACAAGCTGAATGGCCTTCAAGACGGTTTGTATTGCGTCTCGATTGAGCTCCTGCTTCGACTTGATATGGTCGTAATAGTTCCGGATGTCACTCTGTCCGGTCGCGTTGAAACCACTCGGAGAGATTCCGAGGAGCTTGACCGCCGGCGTTCGGTTGATAGCCGCAATGAATTCCAATGCCTGCCGGATGATGCCTTCAACTCCTGAGATCGTCAGAGTGATGTTCTGCAGATCCTCCGAAGAGTCACATGCAAAAATGGCCTCATTCGAACGGTAACGCTGTAGAAGCATCATCTTCGCGTCTAACTGCTCAATCCCGCCAGCCTCAAAAGCCTCAGCGAAATTTGTTTTGAATACCGTGAGGTTGAGTTTCTCCAGAATGCTGACCCCTGTTTCCCGGGCTTTGTTCCAGTGGAGAACGTAATCCCAAAGGATCTGAGCCTGTGGGATTCCAAGGAAGTTATAGGCAGGCCTCAGAAGCAGCGGAGGTTCATTGTCAACTAGTCGAATAAGACGAGATGCATGCACCTCTTGGCCAAGAACGAACCAAGATCTCGGCTTCAAATAATCGTCTTTGAGCGGCTGGCTGGCGTTGTAAAATCCCGGCGAGACATTGACCGGATCAATAACGATAAATTTGATCGCCTTATCCTCGCCCACTAGCTCGGCTGACTTGTCGGAATAATTGAGAGGAAGCTTTAGCGCTTCTCCTTCAACTCCTGTGTCAACGAAAATGAAACATCCTCCCATGAAACCAACAATGCTCAGAGCTTCATTAAAGAGCTTCCTCAGTCGATATTTGTTCTCCTGAAGATCTTGTAGCTTCTTTACGTTGTCTGCCGATTCGTCTTCTCCGCCCTCGACCTGAATCCATTCCCGGCACATATCATCTGCAACGGTCTGAATGCAGGTGCGGATCATGCCGTTCTGGGCGATATTCTGCAGGACGCCGTAGCCGACGAATGAAGTCATCGGGAACTGGCCTAAATCCAAAGCGTGCTGTGTCAACGAGGCATAGTACGCATTGAAACTCGAACCAATCGCGGCATCATTTGTGAAACGAGATTCTTCTTTCTCCGGCTCTTTGGTGTTCAAAGTTATCGGAGGATAAAAGAGCGTTTTAGCCTCTTCCGGAGAGAACGATGTCCTAGGAGGCACGAAGCGAGAGCCTGCCGCATCGATGATCTTTTGATTGATCTTTCGGCGTTTGTTTTCGTCTAGTTGATTCATGATTTTCAAAATCTAAAACGTGCCTGCTGCATCTGCTCTCGGGTCAAAATGACGCCTGAGCCATTGCGGAAATAGTTCAAGGCTTGCGTTGTGCTGTCTACCTGGTCATCGTGAGAACCCGCAGGAAACTCAAGCAACTCACTGACGTAATGCGGCACCCAAGGCGCTTCAGTGTCTTCCGGAATAAAAACATTCCCTGCCTCAAAGTAAGGAGTGACGGACGATGCCCTTGCCTCTTTCGATTCGGTAGGCGTTATCGGGACAAATCCCGAAACCGTAGATTTCAACTCAGAGATCACCGCCGATCCGTTAGCCTTGTCTTCAACCAGCTTCCGGACAACACGCGGCCACTTCTGTGCAAGAACTCGGACCATCTCTTTTGTCTTCACAAAATCCCATTGGCCTCGAACTTGATCAAGCAGGTAAAAATTCGGTCCTTTTTTGCCCCAAACCTGCCCTACCACGTAGTCGGAGTTTTTGGAGTCTTTGAATGTCATATCCCACGACATGAGCGTATGGTCAAACTCTGGAGGCAGGCTTGATGCTGTCCATCTTCTAAACCATTCAAGCTTGAACAAAGCACCGCCGTCGGGAACTGGGTGCTGCTGATATAGCGCCTCCCAATCTCTACTGCCTATCGTTTTCTTGATTTGCAGCAGAGTTGAAAGCGGATACCGTTCAGGATGCAGAGCTTCCCCAGCTTTGCGGTGCAATTCGTCATGCTCGGCGATCGCCGGATAATTTACGATCCGGAACGTATCGCCCTCTCCCATTCTCTGGATCAGTCGACCAATCAGGTCATCGGTATGCCAACGAGTGGCCATTACGATGACTCCACCTCCGGGAGACAGTCGAGTGTATGCGGTCGATGTGTACCAGTCCCAAATGGAGTCTCGTATCGTTTTAGAACCTGCTTGAGCTCTATCCTTAATCGGGTCATCGATAATCAGAATGTCAGCGCCCTGGCCCGTAATACCGCCTCCGACGCCGCATGAGCGATAGGCGCCGACATGACCGACAATCTCAAATAAATCGGATGTCCGAATGTACGACCCTCGCGAGTCCGGACGGGGGAGCCATTTAGCGTCGTTTCCGGGAATACCTCTTGATATTTTTCGTCATCGATAATCCGCTGAACGTCACGATTAAAACGCTGAGATAAGTCAGCGCTGTAGGATGTAGCGATAATCTTCAGATCAGGAAAACGTCCGAAGGCGTAGGCAGGGAAACGGCGCGAAACAAGCTCACTCTTACCCGAACGAGGGGGTAAAGTAATTATCAGCCTCGGAGACTTCTTCTCTTTAACAGCTTCTAGAAACTCGTCGAGCATGTCACAAATTTCCTTATGTACCCATCCCATTAGGTAATCGGGCTTAGTGTACGTAGTGAAATGTGCAAGCGATTTACGGGCCTTAGCTATCCTGATCTCCTTTATCGTTGGAAGCCGCATTCACAATACCCTCCAGCGCGTCTAACTGTTCCAAGGTGAGCTTGCTTAGATCCAGCTGGTTAACTTTATCGACCTTGACCGGTTCACCGTCTTTTCCAGTGATCTCCTTCCTGTCAGTCTCCTTCCACCCACAGCGACTCTTCATGTAAAAAATGGTCGCTGCCGGATTCCCCTCTCGAATGAGAGCCATCAACTTTCCGCCAACAAAGGCGTTTGCCTTAGCCTTTCCCTTTTTTATAGCGGTCGCAAAATTCGCAAAATCTTTTTTTCGATTCTGTAGGGTTCGATAACTGATCCCGAGCGCGAGAGCGATCTCCTCCTCGTTGTCACAAACCTGAGCCAGTTGTTCAACCTTCTCTAGGTCAATCTGAATGCGTGGACGAGTCCGCTTCTTTTGAACTTTTTCTTCCATGCCTTCAACCTGCCTTTGGTTAACCGGTCATATCGATGATCTTCTGAATTAGATCCTCGGGTCCGAAACTCTTAACGAAATCCTGAACCTGCTCTTTGTATTCGATCGGAATTGAGAGCGTCAGATTAAAGCTGTCTGCCTCGGGTTCATCTTTTTCCGGTTCTTCCTCAGCGGGTTCGGTAGTTCCACACAACAAAGCATTCAGCTCCTCGTCTGAGAAACCGGTGACTGGCGACAAATCTGTATCCTGCAATTCCTGCAGCTCAATTCTCAAGAGATCAATATCCCAACCAGAATTAAGAGCAATTCGATTGTCTGCGAGGATAAAGGCTCTCTTCTGAGCCTCAGATAATCCGGTTAATTCAATTGTCGGTATTACCTTCAGTCCGAGCTTCTTAGCCGCCTTCAGGCGTCCATGTCCGGCAATCACTCCACCCTGTTCATCAACCAGGATAGGATTGTTGAACCCAAATTCCTTGATCGAACTGGCGATTTGATTCACCTGTTCCTCAGAATGCGTCCGGGCATTATTTGCGTACGGAATCAAGTCATTGACCGGCCTGTAGAGAATTTTGAGTTCAGATTCTTTCATAGCTTTAAAAAGGTGCGCCCAGCATTTTCAGCCGAGCGCACTCCAACCAACCCCAAGGAGATAGTTTGTTAAGGCGGTTTTCTCCGCCATTCTCGTCAGGAGAATTAGAAATCCAGCGGAGTGAGCATCTTCCCGTTGGGAATCTAGGCTTGCTGGATGTTGTAAATGGCTCGGTGCTTAAGCCCACCGAGAGGCTGGCGGTTTGTCGATAAACGTTGTGGACAACAATGAAACCGCAAGAGAAATCAAAGAGCCAAGCAACCCAAGATAATTGACAGAATCAACATGAAATTGATTGTCCGGAGTGCATAGCCTCGTCTGTTATGGATGGCATTAAGTGCATCGATTGAGCGCTGATACTGTTTGAGCAAATCCTTCTGGACGGATAGAACTGGCACATCATCTTGGTAATGAGTGTTCAGCCATCTCAGGTAATCCTTGCAGATTCCGGAAGGATAAGCAGCGCCGCTTGAAAAGATAATCGACATCAGCAAGGACGCAAACCCTAAAGCAGCGGAAACAACTGCCAGCCACAACCTCCAGCCTTGGAAGAAATGGTTGTCGAATAGATAAAACAGGACACCGAGAACCACGACGCAGAAGCCTTGGTAGAAGGCTAGCCGCTTGGTTTGCTCCGGAAGCTCGGCGATAATTTTTCTATCCAGTTCGGCTTTGGCGGTATCGATAAGGATGGATGCAGTCTGGATGTCGTACTTATTAGGTTCGATCATAAAAGTTCCGTTGTTGACCTCTGAGAGGCAACAGATAACAAAAAAGCCCCGGAATCGGAGCTCTCGTATTCGCCTGACTTAACCCTCAGTGTCTCGTTCTCTTCGGACACACCGGTTCCTCCGCAAGGAACCGTCATCTTTAAGCCTTTAGGCGGCCTGGCAAACAGGCTTGAAATTGTCTACTTGTGACTATACACCAAAAAGAAGCCCCTCGGGCTGGAGGGGCGGAGTTTCAAATTTCGATTGTTAGGCAGCGTGCGTCAACGCCCAATGCTTGTAACAGTCAAGGTCTTTGACTGAAAATCCGAGATCATCGAGCGAGCGTTCGAGCTCAACAAAATTAAGGTTGTTCACAACGTCCCAAAGTTTACTTGCGTCGGGTACATCCAAAGCCAGCATGACCCGCATTGCCTGCATCAGAGGTTTTCTGAAAAGGTAGCGCTGGTAGTAGCAGAACACTTGCAGGGTCTTCAAGAAATCCGCGTAAACAACGTATCGTTGTCTTTCAGTCTTGGTAGGCTCAGAGGCTGGCACTTCAGGTACGCTCAAGTCAACTACTTCAATAAAACGCAGGCAGTCCTCGAACTGCGATTGTTTGAGTTCCGTGTAGCGTGGGATTTGGTAGCGCGCCTTGATTGCGCGGTAGATCGTCTGATAGTACACAGCCGTTTTCTTTGCGCGTCTTGCTACTGCCTGTTGGATGGCAACTTGTTGCGCGTTGGTGATCGTGTCACCTGTTGGAACTTCGTAGCGTCCGGCCCTGCGAATAGCCGGTAAAACCTCATTCGTGACCCAGCGCTTGAATTGTTTTGCCTTCGGAAGTTTCGAGCCGAAGATCAAGGCGTACAGGCCGCTTTCGTTTACGCAGTTGACTAACTGTTTGCCGCCGTTGGTTTGAACCTCGACTTTACAAACGTCTTCGGGGTCGCAGTGAGTTTTAACTGCATTGATAGTATCTTTAAATCCAAGAGCTAAGCAGACCTGCTTTGCTACAAAGAGCGGGTTAAGAACTGTGCCGAGAATAGTAAGAGATTTATTCTCAAATGTGAAAGATAAAGCACTAGACATAATTGTCTCCTAAACAAGTTTTTGGACTTGTCTCCACACGCCAATGTGGAGAGCAAGGCTTTTGGGATTGGCGTCCCGTAGTTTAGGTTACGGCGTATCTTTAGATACTCCCAAAGCCTCGCTCATAAGAGACTTTTAAAGGAGGTGGCGTTTCGCCATCCCCTTGCAATCAGCTATAAAAAAACGCCTTTCGGCGACTGATCGCCTAAACCCTTGCGGGACGCCAATCCCGCGCTGTTGTTCAACAGCGAGGTCAGTATAGCGAGACTCCGAGAAAAAATAAATAGGTTCATCTTAAAAAGCATCTTTAACCTTCCTTTCGTTGATTTGTTCGAAATATCGGACTCGAAAAGCGAAAAATATCAAGGCATCTTCAGTCCACCGGTCTAGCTTTCTCCGCTTGATGTTCCAGATTCGCTTACCTGCCTTGCTCAATGAAGACTGGGAGCCAAATACGTAAAGCAGCACAATCAGTTTCGCTGTCCGGACATTCAGACCATGAGTTCCGATGGAGAGAACTTCGGTTCCCGGCGCCGAGAAATTTTGCCAAACGAAGTTAAGCAAGTCCGCATCTTTCATGTCGACCTCGAAGGTGCTCAGGCCACAGTTGGCATCTTCGTCTGTATAGTCTTCCGAAAAATCCGTCTTATTTCTCGTCAATGCGAGAGCTCTCTCTACTGCGTAGGCAATTGAGACGTTTTTAACAACACGGTCACGATATGCCCGGCGCCAGTTGTCTAAACGAGGTCTGAGATCGTCAATGAGTTTTTGTTCTGTTTCTGTCATCCAAGAGTCCTCACGTAGCTAAACAGGCAGTAGAGATAAATAATCCCGAGAGCTGATAGCCCCCAGAACTCAACCTTTTTTCTGAGCTTGTCGCGGTGCTCCAAAAAATCCGCAATCTTCTTAGCGACCCAAAGAAGGGCGAAGATTGCCATCACAGAATTGATCCACCAGAAAACAAATGCTTCAACGTTAAAATGCCTGAACATTCCAACCCCCTCCTTCTTTCTTCGGTTTTTCAACTTCCATGAAGTGACGGCCTTTCACTGCGCCACCGCGATTTATTGAATACCATATCGCCTGCTTCGTCACCCCTAACTCTTTAGCGGCGATTACTGAACTTAAATAGATTTCTTGAGTCTCTATGCACTTAACAGGCTTTCTATTAGCCTTATGAATTTTTGAGAGCTTTTCTCTGCACAAAGAGCTTGTTTTTTGTCCTTCTCTATTACGAATTTTTGCTAATACAAAATTGTGATTTTCTCGGTTTGTACACCAGCGAAGATTTTCGGATTTATTGTTATGTTTATCCCCGTCAATATGATCTACATGATTTCTTTGGTCTGTAAAACCTTTAACAAAAGCAATCGCTACAAGACGATGTATGGCAAAAATCTTTATTACAGCGTCTTTTGAAAGACTAACGGACAAATAACCGTTTGTTCCTTGACTTTCTTTTAATAATCGTCCTTTAATAAATTTTTTCCTTGGTTGTCCTTCATTCTCGTAGCTAACTATGCGATCTATAGAACGAACCTTCCCGTAGTTACTAACTTCATAAAATCCTTCATATCCTTGGATTTCTTTCCAAATTTCGTTCATGGTGCAACCTCCTGAATATCCCATCCGCTGTCTTTTTTACGTCCTTTGGGAAAAACTACATACATGCCGAATGGATAAGCCGTGGCGCACACTTTCATTTTTACTTTACTATCGTCTGACCAAATACGAGGGCTGCCTTTCACATCGTGGAGTTCGACATATCCATTCGGACGTAGAATCATGAAATCAGGGGTAAACCAGCAAGAACCATTGGCAATTTTTACTTTTATCGACTCAAACCAATAGTCAAGTACGCGCCCTTCGTGTTTTTCTAATTCCAAATAATCTCGATAGGCCGCCTCGGTCCGGTTCATTTCACCGACCTTGAGCCTTCCTTTTGCTTGTAAAAACCTTTTCATTTATCCCTCCTGATTGGGTTTGTGTTGTTTGATTGAATTCTTTGATGCTGTTTCCAGAACATTAGAGTTCCGTTGAGCGATGATCTGAGCGTGTGAGGGCCAACGTTCAAACTGAGAGAAAAACTCTCTCCTGCGTTGAATTTGCTCGTTTCCCGCTTGTTCAAACACTGAACACCGAGCAAACGAGATCGGATAGCACTCGATGCCGGCGCCTTTATCCGGATGGTGGCAGTAGATGTTCATGTCCCCAAAGGACTGTTTTGGAGGCAGATGCTTCTTTCCGTCTGGACCGATCCAATAAGCCTGAGCATGAATGCAATACAGGCAGCACCCGCTCATGGTTTTCTCCTGAAGGAGCTGATGACCGCTCCAATCACAATGCCGATCAGGAATGCAAGGCAGTAATCAATGTTTGAGCCGTCGTAAGCAAACCAACCGACATCAGCCAGATAAAGCAAACCTCCCATCCATCCGAGCAACTTTCCGAAGTACGAAAAATCAAACCTCATGATGTTTCTCCTGGCTGAGTTGGAGAGCAGCTCTCACCAGCAACCCGAACAGAACCACATTCACGAACACCACCGGCGCCAAAATGATCATCAGCAACTGCCATGCACTCTCTGACATAAACCCTCCTAAAAGTACGGCTCAGGCGCTTGCTCTGACTGCGTTAGCTCCAGCCACGGCCTCACCGGAACACGCGTCCAAGACGTGCAGAAATTCAGACTGGCGTTGTCCCTCCAAAGCTTGATGAACCCTTCCCAAGCACCGTTTCTCTGCTTGCATAGGTTCAAGACAAAATCGGGTTTTGTGTCATCGACATCTTTTCCTTCAGCCTTCTTTTGAACCTTGCTGTAATCGCGGGCCAACACAAAAACGTTGAATGCAATGTTGGTGATATTGGAGCTTCCCTTAATGGATTCTTTCGTCGCAGAATCAAACACCGAATAGGTTTTTGAACCGCCGTCTCCACGCTTCCGGCAATGTGCGACCACCACGATGTGGACGTTGTTGACCTTTGCAAACTCGACCAGTTTTCCCATAACGTAATCGGTTTCCTTCTTGTCCATGTCGTCTCTAACGCACATCATCAGAGAATCGACAAAGAGAATGTTCGATTGGTAGTCATGGACGGCGGAATCCAGCAGGCGCAGCAGTTCATTAGGCGTGACTTTCCGCTGCAAGTCGCAAATCCGCATTTTTGAGGCAAATTGTCGAAAAAACAGATCGACATCCGGCGCTTCAATTTTTCGCTTGTTCTGACTGCAAACTGTCTGCATGAGCATGCGTTCAATCGTTCTAACCGGCGCCATCTCAAAAGAAGCGATGTACAGAGAGGCTCCGCAAGAAATGAGGTGAAGTCCGATCTGCCCAAGCAGCAGAGATTTTCCGGAACCGTTTTCGCCAGCCAACACCGTTAGTTCTCCGGGACGAAATTCAAAATCTATCGGACGCCCGATACAGCCTTCATTCGTTTGAGTAAAGGGAAGCGTGAACTTGGACACATGAGTCTTCTTCGCTTCCAAATAGTTCTGGAAATCGTTTTTGAACTCGAGAACGTCCTTGTTGATGAAAAACTCAGGAGACTTGTACGCCCTGCTCTCGTAGTCGGCGAGCGATGTTTCTATCTCGGCTCCGCCCGTCGGATCGCCCCAGTAGTCATCAAACTCAGGCGAAACGCTTGTATTTTTTGGATTCATAGTCAAATTTCCACGCAATCAGCTGTTTGTTTTTGAACATCACCGAGACGACAACGGCGGCGGGTAGGGATTTGGGAATTTCGAGCATCCAACGACGGACGGTTTCTCTGAGTTCGGGCGTATCGTCGACATCGATAAAGTCGATCAGAACAGTTTTGCCTCGGAGAAATTCAGCCTTGATGTGATTGGGTTCGTCGCAGAACGTAAACAGTATCGTCGGAACCTGAGGACGTCTTCTGGGCAGCACCTCGATTTCATCCTCAAAAATCGCGTCAGCTTGGTAGAGCGCCAGTTCGCTTTCAGTCAGCCGAGGAAAGAAAACCAGCTGAGTAGTCGTAAAGGCATCAGGATGTTCGTAGAACGTTCTGCCCTGATCATCTCGAACAACGGCGGCAGCGGCAAACATCATTTCTGCTCCTTATGGTTCGGGAGGTCCTTAATGTCGAATGCATTCATTCCCGCATGGAGTTTTTCGATGAACATGTCTCTAGCACCGATCGAATACGTAACGGGAGGAAGTTCTTTGTTGTATTCGGCCGCCGTGACCCACACCGCATTGGGATTTTTCCATTCGTCTTTGACATATTCCGCCTTAAAACCAGTCCATCCTTCCGCCAAAACTCGCTCGATTGCCTCGGTCATGGTCCATCCTGCTTTTTTACATTCGGTCTGCATGAGCTTGAGGGCGTACGAGTTGAACGGCTTTTTTATCGCCTTGCGATGTGCAATGAAATCATTCCAACGGTCAATGGGAACGTCATCGGGTTTTTGAAGTGCAGACGATTCATTTTTGGCTTTTTCGCTTTTCCGAACCTTTTCCGTTTTGGAAACAGTTGGCTGAGTGTCTTTCTCTTCTTCTGCATTCAAAAGCGGAAGTTCTTCCTCTGTTGGATCGGTTTTTGAAAAAGAAGGTTTTTCAGATACACGCCCCGCGAAATCCTCAGAGACTTCCGGATGTTTTTCGCTCTTTTCGGTGCGTGTATATGTTTCTTGTTCTTGTTCTTGTTCTTGTTCTTGTTCTTGTTCTTGTTCTTGGCTTCGGAGGGCCTTTGAAGGGGCTTCTATGGGGCTTGCAGAGGTCTTATTTTCGTCTTGTGTTTGGCTAGAGAACTCTTTGAAATCAGGTGCCGGGATATCCTTGAAACCAAGGTTAAAACACTCGTTATATTCTTTAATAAACAGGTACTTAAAGTTTTCTGGCATAGATTCAATTGCCGTCTTAATGCCCGTTACTCTTTTGTCTGTTGGCTTTAATTCCTGTGCAATCTGGAATAACGCCATCTTTTTAACGAACACATACTCGCTTTCATAGTCGTAAATGGCGAAATCTTCCCTTTGAAGGGTCTCCAAAGCCTCTCGAATACCCTTTAAAGGCCCTTGGAAGGGGCTTGGAAGGGGCACCGAAGGGGCTTCTAACGGAAGACCAGTTTCTGCTGAGATTTGACACAGCGGACAATAAAAGACTCCGGTCATGTCATTGTTCGGACAAGAGAGCAGATAAGCCGCAACCAATTTGGCCGAAATATCGCCTCTCAGTTTCCGACCAGTCTTCCCTATCCAGAATTTAGGTGTAATGCTCGAATATTTACGCATTTTTTAGCGCTCCTATTCAAACGGAAGAAATCCGGTCGGCAATAACTCTCTTTGCATCATCCCAAGGAAAATCAGGCCGCAGCTCTTCCATCTTCACTGCACCTTTCGTGAACTGCTCGATTTTTGCGCAGTGACGGGAAGGAATAGGACGTTCATTCCTAATCCAATTTGAAATATTTGAGGCTGGAACACCTAAAAAATCAGCCAATGCCTTCTTGGACGGCGATCCAGTCAATTCAAAAAATTCAGCAAGTTTCATAAAAACCACCATTACCTATTTGGTTAGATTTTATCATTATCTAATTGATAAGTGTCAATTATCAATTTGGTAATCTGTGCCTAAGGAGATAACTATGAAAACAGTTGCTGAAATTCGTCGAGACAACTTAAACACGCTCGTTAGCAGAGCTGGTTCCCTTGCGGAGCTAAACGAACAGTTGGGCAGGAAACGAAATCATCCTTCGCTCGGCCAGATAAGAAACCGATCTGATAGAGGAAATGGAACGTTTTACGAAATGGGCGACAAGCTGGCCCGTGATATCGAAGAAAAATTAGGTCTCAGTTATGGCTGGATGGATACCAACCACACTCCCGACGACTGGCCAGATGACAACATCATCAACTTGAAAAGAATCAACATCCAAGCCTGCTGCGGGTCAGCTGGAATCCAGAATTACGAGGATGATGCCTTCGTTGAACAAATCCAGGTCTCACGTCCTTGGTTCCAAGAAAACATTAGCAAGATTAGAGAGCAAGGATATGAACTCATAACCGCCTCTGGAGATTCAATGGAGCCAACCTTTAGAAATGGCGATTTGATTGTGGTAGACCGTCAAGACAGAGATCTTAAGCGGGACGGTGTTTTTTGCGTTCTAGTAGATGGAGACCTGTATGTAAAGCGCGTTCAGCGCATCCCCGGGGCTGTTCTTTTTATTTCGGACAATTCCCTTTACAGGCCATTTGAGATTCCCATCAAAGAAGTTGAATTTAGGCTTCAAGTCTTAGGTCGCGTCGTCAACTCCATGAACCTCAAAAGGTACGACTGAACGGATAGCAGGAGCCGATATGGAACTTCCCTTGCTGAGAACTTTGGAAAAAATCTGCAAATATTATTAATTGGAGAAATGTGCTATGACAGAACAATTTCTTTCTTGTGATGCACCATTAGTCGTTGAGTATCTGAATGCAATCAATAGGTCTTCTTGCCCCTGGTGCAAAAGTAACGACTGGAGCATGATCACAGAGAGCTCGGCCATGTGCGTAGGAGAACCAGCATTGGAAATGTCCAACTCCGTCAGGTATACAACTCCCCCTGTTACTGAAGGAGTGAGAGACGCAAAATTTATCCTGAAGCCCTCAGATGAGCCTCCTAGTGTTTACATGCGTTTGAGATGCAACGTTTGCAGCTGTGAATTGAGGTTCGACTATTTCCAGTTAATTAAAAGGGCTAAAGCCTGGAAAAATAACCAAGAAAGGTAAACGCAATGGAAGCCGACCAGGGGAATAAGATAAAATTAGCTCAAAGAGATCAAGACTCGGTGGGCGTAATGATGGGGCATGAGACTCGTCTAGGGTACATAGAAGGCAAGCTGGAGAGCTTTGCGACGAAAGCAGACATAAAAGACCTAGAAGGAAAGATAGCGCTTATCGAAGAGCGTTTGCAAACAAAAATAAAGGATGAAATCAACAAACAGACAAAATGGATAATCGTGGGTATTTGGGTTCCGTTTATTCTTGCTGTTTTAGGATGGCTGATAACTCATTAACGATGAGAATGGATTGTCTGCCTCCTTTTCTATGTGACCTTGAAGTGAATTTTTTCTTTAATTTCAATTTCTCCAATAATTTCTGAAGTAACTCTCTTTATGATATTCGGGCTTT